TAGGGCTGGTTCGCCGTAAAGTTTTTATTAGGCAAGTTGGTGTAGTCGTCGCGGTTCAGACGGGCCATCTGAATCTCTCGGCTATTATTACCCAGGTAGAACTCTCGGAGTGCAAGCGTGGTACCTCCGGAGGCCCGGACGCGGTATCCGGTGACATCCTGCCCAGGATCTATATCGGTCCAGAGCCACTGGTTATCGGTAACGGTCACGGTGCCGAGGTCGTGGAGTGTGTTCCAGGTGACTCCAAGATCATTCGAGTATTCGAGAATCAACGTCCAGACCGCGTCACCGCCACCGGAGACGTAGGGTAGAAGACCGATTGAGCCTATATACTCAGGATTTCCCGAACCGTACTGTACCGAAATATTACCATTCGGTGACGACTGCTGACAATAAGTGCTTGTGTCGCTGTCAAATGCGAAGGCCACGGTACCCCCGGCGGACGAAGCGTACGTACCCGAAGGGCGATTCATCGTGCGGTAGAGCACGTTCAGTGCGTCATTCGAACCCAGCGGTAACTCGTATTGATACTGGTCGGGTTTAAGACCGATTACCAGCTTATCGATTGCCCAATACTGGATACCTTTGTTAATCAACGCAGACAGCAGAAAGGTGAGATTCTGCTTCGCCGATCTGGTCTGTTCGTTGGTAAGCTCTTCCGCGAGTTTACCGCACTTGCGAGCACCCTCGTCGATGAACTCTTGAACCGTTACAATTGTGGTGCCGACTGTACCCGAAGTCGTCATGAAAGTCCTTTACCATCCGGGGCATTTCCACCTGCGGAGACTTGCCTTGGCTCGTGGCGCATCGCCCGACGCGTTCTTCACGACACCTGACATTCTAGCACAGAAACTATCCTTCCGTGAACCCCCCTGTGGCTGCGGGGCTTTCAGGTTCGATCCGGTTTCCCGGTTGTACTTGGCTCTTCCTTTGGCCGTGAGGCCTGCGCCCTCAGATGTCGCCAGCTTTTCACCACGTCCGACAGCAAGTGAAACACCGCCGCTTTTAAGCTTCGCAGTCTTTGCCGAATCCCTAAAAGCTTCATCGCTCGGAGCACCCTTAGCACCCGGTCTACGCATCTGCTCGCCAGAGCCCTCAGCGATTCTTTTACGCTTCGCATCGATATTCGCATAAAGACCGCCCTCAGCCTTTCTTTCGGGGAGCTTCCCATAGGACCTTCCTTTCACATTACTGGAGGTGTATTCGGAAGCTACCGATGGCGAAATTCCGACTTTCTTCGCAAATGCGGGGTTATGCTCCACCGCCTTCATCAGCCGAAATTGGGCCTTGGACTTAGCTGGCATTATGACACCTGCATCATAGTAGCAATCACCGATGGGATCGCTGGGTAAGCAGGCGAAACGCTTGCAGGCAAATGCTCCATAGTCAGCGTAGCCACCGTCGGTAACCAGATGATCTCGACGTATTGGCCAGCAGTAAGACTCAAGAAGATGTTCCAGGCCGTCACGCCATAACCGAAAATGCTTGCGCTTTTCCTGGCAGGAATCGTAGTCTGAGTAGCCGAATTCGCGAGATCCGCGCCATTTACGCGAAACCAAATAGTCACATCCTCCTGCGTGTTCTCGACGTTTTTGAACTGTGCACTGAACTGCAGGTTATAAATGCCAGTCTTGGGTACCGTGATCCGGCTGTTACTCGCAACAGTAATCCCGTCGGCGATATCGACCGTGTTGTAGGTCATAGCCGTCCCAACAGAGATGCTGCCGGTCTGGTCCAGCGTGCTACTAAACCCGCCATAACTTGCGTCATATTGCCTTAGAACATCGAGCGTGGCTTGGACATTGGCGCCACTTTGGACCATGGGAATTAACTCCGCTCCGGTCAAAGTAGCTGCACTCGGCATTGCCGAAATTTTTTGATCAGCCATTACGAGGCCTCCAAGACAATTTTGCTGTCGTCTTCTTGAAGAACATAGCCAGGACTTGTCTCATCAAGAATGTAAAATGTGGTCACCGGGGTTCCACCATAAACGTCTACCACCCCGTCGTCGCCCACATCAAGACCGAAATCAGTACCACCAATGACGTTCTGTGCACCAACCCCCGAGGCAAAACCGTCCGAAGTGTTCGCCTGATTAGCTACGTCGGAATAACCTACGGGTGGCATTAAATTCCTGCTTGGATCAACTTAAGCGTCGCAGTACCAGATCCAGAATTAACGAGGACCTTAATCGCGGTTACCGGAAACGCGTAATTTCCGTCGGCGTTCGCCGCTTGACTCGCTACCGTGGGATGACTGAACCAAGTACTTATCGTACCCGAAGGATCATCAAAAGAATGCTGCACCGTATAATTCACCGTGCCCGAGACTATAACGCCGAATCCGACGTTGAATGGGCTGATGTTAGTATTCATGACGATAGAGTCGCTGGACCCGACACCAGTTTTAGAAACTGTTTGAACTCTCACATCAATCCCCAAATATTAGTGGGGGCCGAAGCCCCCGACTATTAACAAGCTACCTTACCACCCTTCTTGAAAGTCCCGGAAAGCTGGGAAATCGCGACGGGTTGAGAAGGAGCCTTTTTCGGCATCGCTACGGGTCGGCCCGAATCAACTACGCCCCCCGTAGCAAAATGCTTTTTTGTGGCACCACCTTTCTTGTAGCCACCAGCATTCCCCATCTTGACGTCACCAGTCGGAGCCGAATTGTGGTCGGGCTTAGCCTCCACCACCTTAGTCGTCTTCTTGGCCATCGTCTTGATGATGCCGCCGTTCTTGAACCCGCCTTGACCATCCACCACGCCGCCGGTCGCGTACTCACCCGGTTTCGTCGACTTGGCGATACCGCCCGTCTTCAATCCCTTGTGCGCTTTCGAGGCAGGTTTACCGGCATGCTCTTTGAGTGCCTCCAATGCGCCGCCTTTCTTGCGCATCATCGGACGACCCATTGGCATTGCAGGAGCGGGAGCAGGTCCAACACGAGGAACCGATGCCGCCGCAGGAGTCGGAGCCTTCGCCATACGGCGAGTAGCCATTGCTCTTGCTGCAGCAGGGTTACCGATTGGGGTGGTCGGAGGGGGAGAACCCGCTAAAGCGCCCATCGCGCCACCGATCGCTTTTCCCATGGGTTTATGACCCATCTCGCCGCCCTCTTTCATGAGCCGCTTGTGAGAGGCAGATCCGCCACTCTTAAGCTTAAGCATGACCGAGGGCTCGGTAGTCATCATTTTGACCATTGGTTTAAATTGGCCCATGATGCCCCCTTAAGCGAAGGATTTGTAAACGATCGTTACACGAGCCGCACCGGCTGATGCAGCGGTACCAGTTTGGCTGAAGGTAACAGTTGCATAATCAACGTCGCTGTCCCCCACATCTGCCCAAGCACTGTACACCCCAGTTGTAGCCACCGATGCGCGACCAGCCGTGCCAACCGAAGTCGCAGCGACATAAGCCGCAGCAGATCCAGTCTTTCCGACCGTCACGGTGTTGGTCGTCCCTGCGTTGAATGCCGTGGTCACATCAATATTAACATTGACGATCTGTGCATTTTTGGGCAGGGTACCAATCGTCACCGCCGAAGTATCGGTATAGGCAATGGTCGCCGTGATCGCGGAAAGTACACCCGCGATATTGGTTACTTCATTATCGTACGCCATTTGACTCTCCTAGTAGGAGCAGGGGCTCGCGCCCCCGCAATTTAGACGCCAGGAGTGCCGTACATTGCCCGAGGATCGGTGAAGCCGACGTCGTAACGCTCGGTCGCCTTGTAGCGCATCGAGTCAGTTTCGAAGTCACCTTCCATCGTCTTCTCAAGCGCACGACGCATCATGAGCTTCATGCCTTCGGGAGCATCAGTCTGCACCCACCAAGCTGTCGCTGAGGTAAGACGCGAAAGAACTGCGGCACCCTCGTCGAGCAAGCCAATCGACTTGACCGGGTTGATGTCGTTGTTCGCGGTACCTGCACGGAGCACGGACTTGAGCAACACTTCGGCCTGGAAGACATTACCGGGTGCGACCACCAACTGGCGGGGCACAAGGCGGATCTTCTTGCCATTGTTGTCCACTGCTTGACGGACCTGAATGAGCATCTGCTCAAGCGAGGTCTGGGAAAGGTTCGCAGCGGTAGACAGCTGATTGCTAAAGGAACCGTTAACGATGGGGTGTGCAGTGTTAATCAATGACACACCGTCGCCACCGGGGTAGGAACTGTTGAAGGCGCGGTTCAACACGTTCGCCGACAGCGTCTCTTTGGTCTCGATGAGAGACTGTGCGAGGTGCTTGGCGTAAACCTGACCGATCCGGATGTGGTCGCCGTCTTCCACAAGCACTTTTGTCAAC